TCCTCGTAGACAAATCTATTGAATAAAGCTACTGAAATTATTTATAAATTCCCTAGGTTCATGTTTTTTAGGACGCTAACATTCTATCAAAATTTGACGTATATTTAACAACAGAATCATCTTTAAGTTCGTGTCTACCATCATCTATTATACCAAATGGGAGGAGGTCATCATCAGCAGCTTGTGGAATTCCATTGAGCAGATGTTGTCTAATATCAACACTTGTTAGCTCCTTAAAGAAGTTTTGGGTTGACATCCAGGCAAAAAGGACTAGCGTCATCGCCAAGTCATCATTTTTGCCGTATTCTGCTTCATAGGATGTACCTTTACTTATAAAAGTGGTAAGTTCATGCAAAATATCATAATCATAGTTTAGTAACTTGTTTTCTTCTATCAACATTTTTAGAGTAGCACAACCAATTGATTTAACTTGCTTGGATGTTTTGATGCCAAATTTAGATCCACTTGCATTAAACCCACTTGTTAAAACTTGGCCCGACTTACTTTGCGCTACCTTCAACACATTCTCATTTTCTAAATCATAATTTAATGTATCAGCTACCTGTTGACCATTATCATTAGTTTCAACTAGAATATATGCATTATTGTAGTTCCTGGCGACATTATCGATAGTGGTTGGATACAATAGATGGGATATTTTATTGTTTCTATATGTGGCTACTACCTCATATGGAAACTGAGTAACATCTATCACTGAGAATGCAGAATAGTCAGCGCCGGTCCCCCTGGAGGTATCTACTGACATAGCATAGATATGGTCCTTTTCAGGTAGCTTGTATATTTTTAAATCACCATGTTCCTGAATCGGAGGCAGGAATGTCATTCTTCTTAGCGCACCACCACTAATTAAAGTATTGGATGAACCTAAGAATTCACATTCATGCTCCTGCCTAAACTGCTCAGCAGAAGTATTGTTGATTGTTTCCTGTTTCCACGCATCATCTCTACCTGGAACATCCCACCAATTAACTGCAACTGGCTTATAAGTATTTCTACCATTCTCAGCATCAACCCAAATTTTATAAAATAATTCCATACCATTAGGTGTCGATGTAATCATTACCTTAGATGTTGTACCAGAAGAAATTGTTGGGTAGACAGAAGCAAAGAACTCTTCTTGTAGGTTTGGCTGGACAAACGCAAACTCATCAAGGTATATTAGGTTGAATGATCCACCACGAACAGCTGATGAAGATGTTGCTGATGCAAGGACTTTTGATCCATTTTCTAGCTCAATTGAACCTTTATTCCAGCCACCTGGAGTAATTCCTTGTTGAAGCCACTTTGGTAGATTTTCATATGCAAGCTTAATTCTAGATAAAATTTCTCTAGCCTGCTGGAACTTGTTAGCAAGAATAGCTACATTATATGTTGGATTAAATAAAATAGACCACAATACTATCCCACAAACTGTAGTAGTCTTACCAGTCTGGCGAGGCATCTTACAGATGACAAATCTGTTATCCATGACTGTATCAACAATATCATCTTGATATCCATACATATCAAAGTTGATTAATCCACGATCAATGTGTATAATCTTAATGTAGTTTCTTATAAAGTACTTTGGGTCCTTAGAGCACTTAATATACTCTGCCACCTGCTCCCTGGAAAATTCCATAGGAGAGTTGGCAGCTTTGAGCTTAGGATTACCTTTATAAGAAGTAATAGAGGATTTAGTTTTGATTGCTCTCAATATAGCCATCTTGTTGGTCTCTAATCATCTTTTGTAATTCAGCTGTAGACCCAACAAACAAGTTGTTTGTTACATTCTGAGGTCCCTCTAATTGAGGTGCCTTTGGGTCTTCCTTTTGTAGGACCTTCTTTGTTTTCTGAAGCTCTAAGAGATCTTTGTTTGTTTCTGCCATTGTCTTCATTAAAGCGGCAGCAACTTCATATGCTCTTGGATGCTCACTGCCACTTGCAATGGTCAAAATACCATCTAGTGCATTTTGCCCTTTATGGATAAGCTGACGCATATTATCTCTAGCATAGTCAAAGTCATCTTTGACTGTTTCATCAGGTAATGTATCCATAGTAATTTCCTCCTCTTCCTTCACTGCAACTGGAAGTGGTGTCATATCAAGAGCGCTCGAGACGCTTTTCATAGTTTCTTTATGTTTAAATGTCTGGGTCATTTGTTGGATCATCTACTGGAAAATTAGGATTTGTATTGGTTGTAACAATAAAGTCCCAATTATCGTTAGCAGCAATACTATTAGCGGTAATTGATATTTCAGCGTTTGTGGTTGGATCACCATTAGCATCCAATCCAGGTGTTACGGTAACAATTGTGTAGAATAGCTCAGAGCCAAGCGTTACATCAAATACTGCACCAGTACCTGCTGAAGTGTTACCATTTGTTGCATTAGATGTAGTTGTAGTATTAGCAACTTGAGTTCTGATAATAGATGAATTTGCAAAGTTACCACCAGTTAGTATTACTAGGCTGGTAATAGAGCCAGTAGCGTTTGTTGTAATCTTAGCAGTACTGTTGCTTGTGCCATTAGAGAATGTAATAATCTGATTATTGACATAGCCGCTACCAGCGTTTGTTATTCCAACACTAATTACTGCATTTGGTCCACTATTGGCTGTCTCAACATCAGCTTCAAATCCAGGAGCAACAAATGTTCTTGTTAGAGCTGTATTGATAATATTCTTATCCTTAACAGGACCAAATACATAGCCCTTCATTGTAAAGTTTAATGTATGGATAATAGTTCTTCTATTTTCATATGAATCTTCGTAGGTATCTTCAGTTGTTATGTTATTCAATACCAATGGAACATCCATACGAAGATCTAGATCATCAACTAGCTTAATAGTGTTTGTCCACTCTGGGGTAAAGTACGGCAGTATCTGCTCAATTAACATTGTACCATCTTCAGCATTTAGGACATAGATTGACAATTCAAAGTCTATATTGTACGGAACAGGATTATAGACAGAGGAGTTTTTCATATCCTGGTCAGCTGGTGTTTTAATCTGGCCCACAGTTGTTAGCTTCCTTGTTCCATCATAATTATACCCAGCTATCTGAAAGCTCATTCTTGGAAGACTAATAGCATCAGGCTTTGTAAGATTTGGGTCCTGCTGAATTCTTGATAAGAACTTTGCTCTTGGACCATAGGCAATAGGTACCTTGATACGTTTGATGATTGTACCAGCGTTGTTTCTTCTATGAACAACCATGTCATTGAACATTGTGCCAAACACAATGACGTAGCGTCTAATTGTTTCGTGATAAAATTCGTTGCCAAACATTAGTAGGTGTTAGCCTCTGAGAATGGGTTAATTTCAGTAAAGTCAAGAATATTATCACCTCTTGTTTCAAACTCTTCGTTCTGAGCTTGTTTATCAATTGTTGATATATTGAATTGGGTAACAACCTGAGTATTATTAGCCATTGCAAAGCTGAGATCGTTATATGTGTCGTCAATAATGTCGACACCAGTATTAAATGTTTCCTGATTGAACTCAAATAGTTCACAGACAATATCAAATGTTTGTAGGGAACCCATTTGATAGAAGATTGCCTCGTGCTCAACAAATCTAACAACATAACCTTTACTTGTTAGTGGGAAGAAGATCATGTCTCCTTCTTTAGGTCTTGTGCCACCAGTTACTTCATCGGCAAATGTTCTTCTTGCTACAGTGAATGTAATTCTATCTCTAATTTGTAGACCAAACTTGGATAAGAAGTCTCCTTCACCCTCAAAGCCTTCAACATTTTTAATATACATTTCAATTGAATATGCATTATTGAAAGAGGCTAGCTCATCTTCCTTGAAGATCTTTTCCTCATTAACAATAGTTCTTGGGCAATACCAAACTTCATGGCCATAGATTTTAATTGACTCTATTACTAGATCTTCAATTAGGTTTTGCTCTTGGCTGCTACCAAAATTATTGAAATAAAAATTAGTTGCCACTTTATCCTACCATGTGGTAAGCTGGTAATGTATATGAAGTTTGCATTTCTTGTTCTAGAGCTTCAATTTCTCCCTTTGCATCATCTTGAATCTTTTCGCCATTGAACTGAACACCACCTGGGAGAACCATAC